CTCAAAATCGATTTCAATTCCTGAAATTTTATCTGTTTCAAAAGCTGTCTTTATTTTAGTTAAAATTGCGTCGTAACTGTCGGCTAAATTTCCGTTGATAAAACTTTCTAAGCCAGCACCTAAGGTATTATCTAAGATAAAATCTCCCGGCTCGCTTCGCAAAAGAGTAACTACTCGGTCTCTTTTTGAATTATCTGTTATCAAAAAATCACCATTATCAAAAGCTAAATCTAAATTTTCCGCATCTAAAGAAAGGGCTATATCCATGGAATTATTCGTATTTTATTTTTAAAATTTTTGTAAGCTCATAATTTGACTTGGCTATTTGCTCGGCATCTACTTGATTGGCACCAGTGTAAGGTACGATCAAGCCAGTTGTCGGGCCTTGAGGGTGCGTGTGGTTGTGGGTTTTATAATTCGTTAATAAATCGTTAAACTTTGAAATTAATTCATTGAGTTTAGAAGTTAATTTATTATTAATTTCATCTTGCTGTTCTTTGATTTTAATTACACCCATTTCTTTGCTGCCGTCTCCAATTTCTAAAAATTCAATTTGCTCGTAATTTAGAAAAAAACGATTTTCATTCAAAATGAAAACATAAGCCTTTGAACCTATTTTTGGAAAAAATTTTACAGTGTCTTTTTTTTCGTCAATTACTACATCTACTAAGTACTCCCCTTGATTAATCATTGATAACACGGAGCAATTTAATTTTTGAGCATCAATACTTTTTATTTCTACAAAATCGATTCTCGGCAAATCAGACGACTTCGCAAAGCCTTTTGCCTGCATTGCCAAATCTAAAGCTTCTATAAATGTCTTATTTTCGTTCATTTAAAATCCAAATTGCGAAACTTGCTTTAACAACTCCTTACTTGCCATCTCGCCAAATTCTTTGGGCGAACTTGCGGTAGTGCTCACAGTATTGGCTTTCAGTCCGTTTAATTCGCCAATATTTATATTAAATTGCTTAATTCCGCCGCCTGAAATTCCGTTTTTCGCTGCAAATTCTTCTTCTTCAAGGTTGTTTCTTGCCCCAAAGTTTTTCACTGGAGCCGCTATAACCTGCTCCATAGGTGAAACATAGCTATCTTTTGCGTCTGGGAAAAAACTTTGTGCGTTCTCAATTGCTTTCCTTACGCCTGATAAAACCGAACTGGGCAGAAAATAATCGAAAACATCGACGATAACCTCTGCGACTTTTAGTAATGATTTTACGACGACTTCCAAGATTAATTCGCCAATTTTCATGATGCCGTCAATAAAACCGTCGAATTTGAAAGCATCAAAAATATCTTTAAGTTTATCCGTCCACGCCACGGCTTCTATCAAATAAGATACTAGCAAAGCCACGCTTGTGCCAACGACAATTAAGGGACTTGCTGCCATTGCACCCAAGGCGGACGAAGCCAAGGCAAAAGCTTTTACCGCCAAAGCCGCCAAAGAAATTACCGAAACAAAATTAAAAACAATCGGTACAATTTTTGCAAAACTCGTTTCATTCGCCAAAAGCTTGTCTGTTAATTTTTCTATAAAACCAATTGTTTTGGAAAATTTCGACTCCAAAGCATCGCCTACTTTTGCTAAAATAAGCGGTATTCTCCCCAATTGTGTGTTGAAACGTTCGCCGACAAAACTTGCTATTTTCTCTGAACTTTGGTAAAATCTACCCCCTGCCGAAGTGGCAGAAATTAAGGCGGCATCTACTTCTTTGAATGTAATTGCTCCGTTCTTCATCCGCTCGCTTAACGAACTCATGCTTTCGCCTGTCTTTCTTGATATTTCAAAAATAGGGTCAAAGCCTGATTTTCTCATGGCCATTAATTCGCGAGTACCTAAAGCTCCATTGACGGAAACCTTGCCCATCGCCTCACTTAACGACCTAAACGCCCCCTCGCTGCCCAAGGAAACATCCGAAAGTCTAGAAAGTGTATCGGTTATTTTTTCGCTAGACACTCCGAATCCATCCAAAGCGATTGCCTCTTGAATGAACGCCTCACGGCTTAATTGTGTGCCCTCCTGAACTTTAATCAATGAATCAAACAAAGGCTTGCCAACATCACTTCCTAAAGTTGTATTTAAAGAAATTTTTAACTTATCGAACTCGTTTTTCGAATCTATTATTTTTTTTAAAGTGGCAGACGAGCCTAAGACACCTAAGCTAAGGTTTAAACCGTTTATCGAAGAATCAAGCGTTTTCACGCTTTTGCCAATCGCTTCAAAAGCGTTTTTGCTTGAATTTTTAATGCTATCGACAATTTTTGATACATTGTCGACCAAAGTTAATGTAAATTCTACTTTTTGTGCCATTTTTTTATTCTTTACTAAAAAGCATTGAGACGCCGCTGCATACGCTAATTGAAATTATGTCATGCAATTCTTTAGTAATTAGAGTTGTTTTGTCCATTACTTCCATATAATTTTCACCAGTATTTTTGGCTTTTTCGAAAAAATCAAAACCAAACAAAAAAGAGGCGAAAGCCTCTTGTTTTTCGATTTGCAAAAACTTACTTTTTACTTTTTTTTTTCTTCTCGTTTAAAAATTTCAATTAAATTGAAGCACGCAAGTACAGCATCGGTCATAAGTTCCATCTCTCCTGCTCCGCTTAATTCGGTTATTTTTTTTCCATCCGCTTGATTTTGCAACGTGTCGTTGCTAATTATTAGTTCGAAAATATCCTCTAATTTACCTTTCTTTGAAAGCATTTGCATCAATTTTCCGCTAAAATTAACCCTAAATTCTTCATTTAAAAATTCCAAATCTTTAATTTCTTGCTCACTTAAAGTATCTATTCTTGTTTCTAAGGCAAGAATTTTACTTTTTAATTTTTGGTCAATAAACTTGTGGCTTTTCGTCAATTCTTCTTGAAGTAAAAAAGTAGCTCGCACGGCATGCGATGGCTTCAATTGTATTTGAAATTCAAAATCATTAATTTCAAAAGTAAACATTACGATTTTCCCTTGTATTTTTGTATCTTTTATCATTTTTTTTTTAAAGTTGGTCGTAATAAATAAAATCAATCGAATGTTTCATGGTCTCCGACGTATCAGAATTATACGTTAAACCATCTGAATTGAATGTAAAATTTGTTAAAATCCAAGAAATTTCACCCAACTTCCCATTTATCGGCGAAACTTGCAACGACAAAAAAGGGTGGTAATTAGAAATTTTGACCAAAGTCGGGTTAAAAATTCCCGGGACTACAAAAGCATTCTTTATGTTTCGTATCGTTTTTAAAGTTAAGGTCATTGAACCGCTAAATTTAGACGGCCCTTTTTGCCTTTCGGTCGCCTTACCGCCCGGGCCTGATACATTAAAAGCAAAACCGCCCAACTCGGAAGCGTTAAAAGCTGAAACGCCTCCTATTTCTAGCCTTGGAATCCCGGCCGTTTGCAAAGAAAATACAAAATCCGCACAACCCGCCTCGTCTAATACTAATCCCATGTTTTTTTAATTTAAATTGATAGTTGAATAAATATTTATAACCGATACTGTGCCTTTAAATTTAAGTTTCGACACAATATTTATTGTTTCTGAAACTTTTATATTTTGTTTTTCATCAATAACAATATCGCTGAATGGTACCTGCCCATCCTCGTAGTCAAGTTCGAACTGCTCGACGCCGCCTTGAAGCATGTTTATACGCAATGATTCAACTATAGCTGTTTTTAAGCTATCTATTTCGATTTTTGTAAGTTTTCCGCCGTTTCCGCTGAAAAAATCTTTGTTAATTCTTGAAGAAATAGCTAAATCAATAATTCTTTTTGCTTTATTCTCTGGTCTCGTAATGTTAAATTGAGAACGGTCTGAAGATACAGCCGTGCAATTTCTTGCGTTATGATAAGCAAAAGTTCCCAAGGTTTCGATTTTTTCAATAAAAATCAACCCTTTATCTTTCAAACCATTCTTGACCGTCTTGTTTAAAACACTAACATCTATTGCGTCGCCTGTCGGTATAATAGCCTTAGTTACGCCGTATTGGGTTAAGCTGTTAATCGCTCGGTAGCCGATATGGTCTTTTACTGTGTTTTTTGTCGCAATTCCCAACATTAAACCGATGCTGCCGCATATCTTATCGTCTTCAAAAATTTCTTTTGCCAAAGATAAATCTGAATAATCTTGACCACAATCAAGAGCAACATAATTAGCCGTACCTGCCGTGCCAAAATCTGGCAAACTAGTATAAGCCGCAATATTGTCAATACCGCAAGAAAGAATTATTTGAATGCACCTGTTTCTTTCGTCTCGCAAGGCGTTTCTTTTGGTATTTAAAGCATTCACTAAAGTCGTTAATGCTGTTGCGTCTGCTATTTGAGCGTTCGTAACATACCCCACTAGCTGTATTGAATCGTCGATTAAATCGATTAAATCAAAAGTTATATTCACTGCTGGCACCAAATGAATTACGCCGTTTGGATTTGCTTTAAAAAAAGCGTCCACGTGGTAGTACAGCCTTTTGACTTCGTTAGCCAAAGACGATGGCAGCACGTTTATTTTTTTTAAATCATTGATTGACGTCAAAAAATTAACACTATCTGCTACCAAACCAAATGGCACCTCTGCCATGGCGTAAACCAAAGCGGCGTGTTTATCTTTATTAGAAGTTAAACCAGTCGTGCCTAAAGCTTCAAATATATTTACACCCATATTTTATTGTTTTTTTCTAGGTGCATTCTCTCGTGAAATTTCATCAAAAGAAAATGTTTTTTTCTTCGAAAATTTTTCTCCGTCAAATTGCACGAACTCGACTACCATTTTTTGGTGCATTTCTGAAAGGCCCTTAAATCCTTTTAATCTGAAAGTTTCTTTTTCGTACCATGTCAGCAAATTTGCGTAAGTCAAGAAAAAAAATTTCAAAAAATCTTTTTCCCAGACAGCGTAACCTGCTTGAAGTTTTTTTTCAGGATTTGTTCTTTCTAAAAAAAACTCCTTTAAAATTTGGTCTTTTGTTTTTTTTTGCTCAACTTCCTTGGTTGGCATGTTTACTTGTAATTCTTCTTCTTTCATTTTTTGTTTTTTTTAAATAAAAAAATTAAATATCAGCTTCTACTAAAACACAAACTCCGTCTTGGGTTATTTCATTATCCTTGTAAGCCGCTAAAATTTTTTGCATCGAATTAACATCGCCATAATATTTAGGGTCTCCTGTTTGCGTGAAAATTTCTACATTATCAGCGTCGGACGACCATACAGAGCCCTCAGTCCAAAATAAAATAGCGTTCCTTGAATCACCAGTTGTCAGTGCACCGTAAGGCAGCGGCGTGTAGCTGCCTGCGTTGTTTTGGTAAACAACGTTTGTCGCACCTGATTCGCTACCTCCTCTTTCTATCCAAAAAATACCAAAAATGTACTGGCGTAATTTTCCGAAAATATCCATTTTCTCCCCTGTGACTTGGTATTCAAGTTTTGCTAAATTTTGAATATCAGCCAGCTGGTCTGAGGTTACAAGTGCGTATTTCGGTACTTCAGTCATGTTTTGGTCTCCTAATGCTGCATTAACCCTGACTATGTCTTCGTAAGTTATTTTCCGAACAGGGGTTGGTGTTGCCTGCAATGCACTGTTTTTTTGTTGCCCAGTTGTAAGTAAAAATTTATTTTTATACTTTCCTGTGGAAAAATTAGCGGCATTAGTATTGATTGATGTATCGGGCGAGAAAGGTTTAATACACCAATCTTTCGCTACATATTGTCCGTAGTGAAAATCCACAGTTTGTTTGTGTAAAATTAAAGTCGCCATAAAAACATCAAAAGGCAAGATGTTTTTATCCAAATTTTGCGTCACCGTAGGGTGGGTTTGAATTTGGGTATATCCTACTGTGAAAAATGGAAATTTGGCAACTACAGCAACTTGCTCAGGTGCAACGTCTCCATGGTTAAGCGCAAATTGAGGATCTCCGGTGCTAAATTCAATAAGTTTATCCATTACTGAAATTTCTTCTTTGAAATTATTATAGCCAAGTTGGCTGTTTTTCTTAGAATAATCGGTGTAACTATTCCCCGGCAGGTTCATTTTTCGAATTATTGCATCAAATGCCGTTTTTAAGCTTTGGTTTGCCATATTATTTGTTTATTTTGTGTTATTTTTTTTAAATTTTATACCTTTTTTTTCTAATTTTTTTGCGTATTCTGCGAACAAGCTAGTTGTGGCTTCGCCAAATTCTTCCGCAACTTTATCTGTTAAATTTTCGCATATTTCATGTAAATTTTGCATGTTTATAACCCCGGCCTTTACTTTTTCCTCAAAAGTTTTTGGCTCTGCTTGTGCCGCAGAAACTGATGAGGTTTGTTGGGTTAAAATTCCTGCTTTGGGTTTCTCAAATTCCTTTGACGCTTTCAGCATTGCTGAAATACCCTCTGTTTTACCCAAATTTTCAAGCATTTTTTTTACATTTTCCGTAAAACCTAAAGTGTGGTATAACTCTTCGGCGCAAGCTATCACCTCTTTATGTTTGCTTGCTTCAATTTCTGCCATTTTATTTACGGCTTCTTGTTTTTCTAAATTTGCTTTTTCTTTCAAATCTAAAAGTTCTTTTTGAAGTTTAATTGAATCGTCGTTCTCCATTTTTTTGTTTATTTTATTTGATTGATTAATTTCTAAATTTGCACTGGCAACTGGCTGCAATATTTCGTCTGCAAAACCCAATTCAATAGATTCTTTAGCATTTAGAAATGTTGTTTTTTTTAACATTTCTGAAAGTTCGCCCTCTTTTATTTTTGTGGTCTGCAAAAGCAAGCTTGAAAGTAAAAAAGTACTTGATTCGATTATTTTTTTATCTATTTCTGAAAAATTACTCCCTTCAATATACGGGCCATGAATCATTAATTGAGTATGCGGGTAAATGTACCTGTAACCCAATGAACCGCTAGCCAAAACTAAAATTCCTGCCGACATAACATTGCCAGTTCCGACTGTCTCAATTACCACACCTTGTGCCTTTAAATCTTGCATTACAGCGATTAACGCTGCCATTTGGTGAATACTTCCCCCCTCTGTATTTAAAGAAATTTTAATTTTAGAATAACCGCTATTCTTTGCGTCCATCAAATTACTACACAATTCTTTTACGGAATATTCGGTGATGTCCGATTGCAAATAAAATACTGGCTTTTCGCCGTCCATAATAAAATTAGCCATGCCGCAAATTTATGTAAAAAAAAACAAACAACAAAAAAAAATTAAACATTTATTTCTATATTGTTATTTATTTTAAATATTTTAACTTTCTCCAACCGCTTCTGCGGCTCAACTGTAATGCAACTTGTTTCAAATTTTAGCGGATAAGTAAGTTTTCCGCTGTGATTTACATCTTGATTTTCGGGCATTCTTTTAAATTGCAAAAACTCCGGCCCACTGTACCGCATCATTTCTTCTGATAATTTATTTGCTAAGTTAAAAGCTGTTTTTTGCTTCTCTTCATTTACTCCGCTGTTTTTGAGTAAAATATGAACATTAAATTTTATTGTCCATTCAAAAATTTTATCATCCGAAGTTGCTCCAAAAATTTGAATATTTTCAGCACTTTCTAATTCATAAAAAGCATTGGATATACCAAGGTGTGCGTCGTTCGTATCATTATCTGCCTGATTGTTCCACGTGGAATATCTCTCAATTCCAGTGGAAAGCGAAATATTGCGAACAATATCATATAAAATTATCCGCCAGTTATCCATTTGCTAATTGCTTTTTCGATAATTTTATTTATTTTTATGTTTAAAACCTTTGACGGCCCTAGAAATTCCCTTTTTTTCATATTATTTAAACCATAATTATGGTCTGCCGCATAATCGTACTCACTGCCGAAAATTTCAGAGGTTAAAACAACTTCTTTGCCGCTTATTTTACTTGGTTTGACCGATTTTTTTAAGGTTCCAGTTTTAACCAAAATTGCTCGCTCTGGCTCAAAATCGCCGGCCCTTTTCGCCCACTTGCCTGCATCAGTACGACCGCCGCCCTCAACGAATCCTTTTTTATAATGAGTTACGGCGACACTCGCCACCTCTCGCATTATCTTGTATTTTAATGCTTCGATATTTTCTTGCTTTCCAAAAAATTCTCCTTTTATTTCTATTTTCATCATTTTATCACGAAATTTTCAAATGAATCTATATCGTCAAAATCGCTGTAAAGTGTCATCGAAAAAGGAATTATTGAAAAATCGACTGGGTCTGTCATTTCTAAATTTTCAATTACGACACTATTTACGTTTAATTTGGAATTGAGAAATACGTTTTTTATTTGCAAAGTTTTTTTTGCTTCGTACAAATCTGTCAATGCAATTACCTTATCCTCGGGGTAAAGCAACCCTATACCTGCCGTTAAATTGCCTTTTACATAAATTATAACATCGTCCGAAGCGATAGCCTCCTTAATCGTGCCGTTGAGGTTATTTATTTGCGTCCTTACAATAATATTTTTCATCGAATAACTAAGCATGCAAGCGTTTAATTTCAATTCGCCATAATCAAAAACTTGACCGCTTGGCAGTGTGTAACTGCCTGCTAAAAATTTTAATTCTTGGCTGTACAAGGTGCCGATTGGCGATATACCTTTAGGCACCAATTGCTCAAAGGTACCACGTACTCGTGCGGTTATCTTGCTGCTTACTTCGCCTATTTTCATAAATTGAAATTGTTTTTCTGCGCCTCTTTAAATTCTTTCGGAATTTTAAAATAATTATGCTTGCCCGAACCATTTTCTTTGTAAACCCAGTCCACCCTTGCAGGATTGTATGCAAATTCGGGGTTTTTCGCAAATTCTTGATTAATTTCTTTTGTTTTTTCAGACAAAGATTTTGCACTGGTAATTTTAAAATCATCCTCGAACTCAGAATAAGGGACTACCTCGCATCTGCAATTAAAACCATTTGGCGGCGTGTGCGTTTTCCAAAAAGAATGATTTATCGGTAAAATAATTCCATCCATGGCTGCATGGTCTGCACGAGTAACGCCGTCATTTATAGCTGAATATTGAAGATACTCAACGCCGCTTTGTTCGGCTTCTAAAAAACTTCTAGCCATTTGAGAATTAGCCTTGACATCGTTGTATTCGGTTTCAAGCCATGTTACATTGTATTTTTCTACAACCTCAGAAGCAAACTTTTTAAACTCCTCAAAAGGCAAATACCCTTTGTCACTAATCACTAAATCTGTTAAATCTTTTGCTTGCTGAAATGTTTTTGCGGCTGAAAATCTACCTATGTTTTGGCTTTTTTTTGTGAAAATTTCTGTAAAATCGCCTTTTTTTATTTCCGCAATAATAGGGTCGTTTAATTTTTTAAAATTTACCTCAAAGATAGGTTTTAAAATTTTCAAGTTTTTTAAATCAATTTCTTTTTTGTAAAATTTCTCAAAAATGAAAGTTAAAAAAACATCAGTGAAAGTCATTTTTTCTTGTTTTTATTTTCCCAAAAAAGCAATTTAGCAAACCCCATAGAAGCAAATACCACCAAAACTAAATTTGGGTCTTTTTCCGAGACCAAATAATCGACAATTTTTGATATAATTGCTTCCATTTTATTCTTTTTAATTTAGAAAATATAATTAGACTTGAAAAAGAAAATATTGAGCAAATAAAAACATAAGCAAATACCCTTGTGCTAGAGTAGCTTATTCTATAAAATTCTGCCAAAAAACCAAGAAAAACACAGGGAATCAAAACAAATATAGCGGACAAAGCCGCTAAATTTGATTTTTTTATTTCTTCTGATTTTGCTTTTTCTATCAACAAATTCAGTACCAAAAGCAAAAGGCTGGTGTGCAACAAAAACCTAGTAACTATTTCGTTTGGATAAACTGAATTTAAAGTGTACGCAAAAATAACGATTAAAACTTGTATAAATATCATGCTTCTTCTTCTTCTTCTTCTTCGTCTTCTTCTTCTTCGTCTTCGTCTTCGTCGTCTTCGTCTTCTTCGTATTCTATTTCTACTTCTGCTTTCGGCCCACCACCGCAGCACTCTTCTACTTTACGTTCGTCTGCTAAAATTTGCTCTCCTGTTTCGTTTGTTTCTGTCATTTTGTTTATTTATTTTTTACAAATATACGTTTTTCTATTTAATAATGAAAATTAAATATAATTTCTTGTTATTTCAACGGTTATTTTTCCTTTGCCTTTTAAAATAGCAAGCATTTTTTTTAAAGCCGTTTTGCTGTCTTTTATGCCAACAACATCGGACGACATACCTACTAAAATACAGCCTTTAGTATCTTTGGCTGTGTTTCCTGCATGGATTAAAATTTCAGAAAACCAAGGCACATTTTGTAGCCAAATACATTCTCCAAATTTTGGGCTTGTATGAAAAATAGCCTCGTAACTTCCGCAAGGTATTGCGGTCATTCCGTCTATTTTACCAACACCACCGCTTTGGTCTAAAAACCTGTCTTTTGGCTCAAGAGTGAAAAAAGTATCTAAAAAACCCTCCAATTCCATCACGCCAAAACATCCGTGTGCCTCATTTCTTTTTCTTACTATCTTTATTTTCATTTTTTATTTCCTGATTTGCTTTGTTTTCTTGACCTAAAACCAAACCCTCACTTTTTTTTGCGTTTATTGTATTTTGCGTTTCGACTGAACTTGAGTAAGTAGGTCTTTCTGTAATTACTAGAATTACACTGTCCGAGCTTCTTTTAATCTCTTTTTTTTCCTCTTGCAATTTTTCGAAAGTAAAAAAATGCTGATAAGAAATAAAGCCAAAAGAGGCAATTAACGCCGTGGTTAAAGCTGTTATAGTTATAGTGTATTTCATATCCCTTTTAAAATAAAATAAATGATTAAAAACATGGCGATAATGTTCACCAAAAGTAAACCAATAACAAAATCTTTCATTTTTAATATACTCTTGTTAAATTTATTAAAACCAAATCTGTACCACCACTACCAGTTAATCGAAGTTTAACTTCGTACAACTCACTATTTGATACAAATATTTCATAATCCAAAAGCTCTGCCGGCCCATCAAGTCCGCCACTTGCAAAAGTTGTAAATGTTGTCGTTAAAAGTTGGTTTGGCGTGTAAGCGTTAGTTGTCAAGCCACCGTTAAAAATTTGCCTACCTGTTATCAATTGACACGTCAAAGTTCCACTGACACAAGCTATATCGAGGTTTCCGCCCGTGCCATTGGCATTGTACCTAACTTTAATATTGCTTACAGTAGTTACACTATTGGCAATTGCACTCGCAAGAGGTGTAGAAGTGGTTTGAAAGGACTGACCCAAAGAATTTACAGTTGTATTGGCTAACCACCCTTGTATTGGTACCTCCACTTGAAAAGTTATAATTTGACCGTTCGCAAAAAGAGTACTTCCTGTTAGCGGGGTTAATGAATTAGGCTGTGTCCCGGCACTTCCTCCTTCATAATTTATATAAATTACTGAATCACCAGCTCTTGCGATAGAATTATACCCTCTACCGCTAGTAGTCGTGTCGCCGCCCCAAACAGCTGTTCCTACGGTTGCGTAATTTGTCGAAAAACCACTTGAAATAGTCAAACCAGTGGGCAAGGAAAAAGAAGCTAAAGCGTTGCTTGTAACTCCTACGTTCATATATCCAAGTATAATAGCTACCGACCCTCTTCTTGCCCAAGAAAATTTAACATTTGTCGGCGTTCCATAACCCGTGAAAGTTGGCGTGTAAGCGACTAAGTCGGTTAAGTTTGGAATAGACAAAGTTGTTGCTCCTGAACCACCTGAACCTCCGCTATTAATCATCCATCCATTTGTGGTGTTAAAAATTAATGTCGCAATTTTATTTGGCTCTAAGTTCGTGCCGTAAAGATTAAAGCTAGCTGTACCAGTATTTGATACATAAACTACTTTTTGATTAGTGGTAATGCTAGGATTTGCTAAAGTAACCGTCTGCCCTGCCGTTGTTTGGGCGATGTTAAAAGACTCAAATATATCCACGGTTGCAGTTGCTAAACCTATCACACCACCAGTTGGCAAGTTATTAATTGTTAAAGCGTTTGGTATTTTATCAGATTTTGTGGGTATTAAATCAACGTTTGCAATTTGTGTATCATTAAGATGATTAAAGCCGTTAGGGTTTGCACTATTGCCTAACCCCGGCAATTCATTATGCGATATTGGTATAGACGTCGTTACTGAATTTACATTGGCATTTCCGTCAAAAAAGACTGTAACAGTTCTAGTTGCGTTGGTAAAGTTAGCTATATCAATAACTCCTAGTCTATCCGTTAAATTAACATTATAAACAACATTTTGCTCGTATATAACAGTGTAAGTAAATGCTGCAGTTGTGTTAATTATGGGGGCAGTAGCAGGCGTTGTTGCGGTTGAAAATAATCTATTCCATATACTAAACGTTACGGAAGTTTCATTTACATATCCAGTAGGTACTGTAATTGTTGCCACATTTGTGCTTGTTATTGCAGTAATTTGGTAGATACCTGTCGGAGTTTGAATGTAAGAAGCAAGATGGTTAGTAGCATTTGCGTTAAAGTAAGTGCCTGAAAATTGTCCAGATGTAAGCGTTACAGTTCTTGTATTAGCTCCAGCTCCTGTAATTGTAGCATTATCAACACCATTTACGACTTGATAAACATTTTGAAAAAATAGCACGCCTGATGTAGCATTTGCTTGAGCTGTAAATCTAAAAGTCCAAGTCCCTATTGGTATTTCGGTAACATTTAAATTAGTATCTCCTGCAAAAGCATTTAGTAATCTAATTTCTATTGCATTTGTATTACCTATATATTGAGCTTGAGCGTTGCTACTAGGAGTAGTGCTAGCCGTACTAACTTGTATGCCTCCTCCATTTGCTCCATTTGGAGCTAAACCAACATTTGGGGTTCTTAAATTTATTATAGGTCTTCCTTTGAAAAGTTTTCTCGCGCTAGTTCCTATTGTGGAGTTTTGTAAATAACTCCAACTATTAGAGTTTTTGATAAAAACTTTTAAAGGCGTCCCTCCTTGCATAGTTGGGGGTACTGTATTATATTTTAGTAACAATTGCCAAACAGTACCAGTGTAATGGCATAAGTCATTAAGACCTACGCCAACTGGCAAACCATCTATTGGTGTGGCGACGAAGATATACCTCCCCGGCGCTAAACTTCCTTTATTTACCGCCGTAAAAAATACCTCGG